TACGCATCCAGTAAATGATGTAGCGGTTTTTCCTGTGTATCGGAACACATCACCGCTGGCATCAATAGCCACACCAGCGTTTACGAAACCTGTAGTAGAGGCTACATTAACTACAGTAGGTGCGCCACTAACATCGTAACTGGTAAATGTGGTACTGTTGGTCTGTGTTTGGTCTATCTCAATGTTTGATGATGTAGTTACCATACTGCATACTTCACCGCTTTTCACACCACGCATACTTGTAACTTTGACAACACCTGTTCCGTAATCAGCATTCGCAGTAGCATAAAACTCGTTATGTAAGGCAACATTTGATGTTGAACCTTCAAGTGTAAAAGCGGGTGAAAACTCCACAGCCGCTTTACTTACCCTGTCTTCTTTATTTATGAGGTCAGCAAAGTTTTGGGCTACTGTAGAAGCATCAAAATCATCTCGCCACTGCCCTGTACCTGTTCCTTGAGCGAGAGTAGCCACGCTACCATTACCCGGTGACATGTATATAGCCGCCGAAGCGAGGTCGGAAACATCATCAAACTTGATACGGGCTTCTGCCGCACCAATTTCACGGTAATCATCACCTTGCCATAATTCAAGGCGAAGGATTTGCTGAATATTTCTAAAAAGCAGGGGTGCAGTGCCGACATAATCAGTATAGTATCGTCGTCGGTATGGCTTGTAGGTATCGAAGTTGATATACTCGGCTGAAACCAAATAAGGTCGCCAAGCGTTGCGAGTGAGATTATCTATGCGGTCTTGCATTTTGAGAATAACATGGTCCACTTTGGCTTTCGTCATTCCACGAGTGCGCCCATCAGTAAACGATGCTTGATTTTGCACATATGTATTGTCAGCCGCTTGATAATCAGCCGCCGTAATACTGCCGCTGAAAGCCAGTTTTACACCGCTGGCTGAACTGGTAATAGCAGTAATAACTTTTTCAAAACCCATAGGGTCAGCATCGGAGTATATCAGTATGGTATCACCTACACTGAATCCTATACTTCGATAGTCGCCGCCAGTGACAAACACACCATCAGTAGCACTGTCGGAACTGACAAGAACAGCCTCACTTGGGCCAATGTCGAGTAGGTCAGCGACTTTTTGGGCGGTAGTGTACACAGTCTCGGAGGGGTTGAGAGGCCGAGTTTCCGGCTCACCGGGACTGAATACTATTGGCATACATTACCCTCCCTCACTGGTCTTCCATCATTGTATTGTAACGGGGGTCTTCGCATTGTTCGCAAAGAGTATTGTCCTGTGGTCCCATTTGATTAGAACCGTAATACATCATTGGTTCAGTCGGCTTTCCACATTTAGCACACGGAACTTGCGGTGGATTAAAAAAATCATTCTTCAATAGACTCCAAGCATCACGCATAGGAACTTGGCGGGAGGTCATGATACGGCGCATGTGTTCAGCCTCGGCATCGGGGTTGAACTCTTCTTCGGGCGATTTACCTGCTTGCCATCGTTGCACTTTTGGGTCGCCATCATCTACTTTAGGGTCATCCGGTATATCATCACGAAGTTTACCTTCACTGTCAAACAAATCGGGAGTTTTCATCCTCTCGTCAAGTTTTTCAGCCAATGAAAATGATTCGTCTTCTGTCATGTCTTCTTTGAACTCCGGCGAGTCCATAGGGTCACTAAGCGATTCTTGGAGGTTTTGCCCCTCAAAGGGTAGCCTCTCGCCCATAAACTTGAGTCCATGCTTCTCCGGGTTCTCTACAGCATCTCTCATGAGCATATCACGAGACTGTGTGAATTGTTCACCTTGAGGCTTGTCGCCAGCATCACGGAGAGAAGAAGCGGCTTGCTTGTTCGCCCATTGTTGAAGGCGCATTTCTTGGCCGTCTGCGGTAAGTATTTTCTGTCGGTGGGGTAGTATTGCCTTAATCAGTACTTTCATTCTTTCACAACCTGTTCTTTTCGTCACGATTTCCTAAATTGTATTCCATTGGTTTATCGCAAGTAGCGCATGTGGTTCTCCATAGGAAATGAAGAAAGCCGCAATGTGTACAGCGTGTACCCGAACCTATGTTGAGTACATCACCAATATTACGATTGCGGTTACGCTGTTGGGATGTAATACCCTTGAGTGGGTTTTGAGCATCAGTTACAGCCGAAGAACCGTAGTCAGTATCAACTTTAACGCCTTGCTTCTCCGAGCGAACCATGTCACTAAGGTCAAGAGAACGAACATCGAATCCCATACCTACTCACCTCAAGCGAGTTGATATGTCACCATAACAAAAATATTACCCAATACAGGAAATACCTCGGTATCAATTACAGAACTCGTACTGCTTGAATCTGCAACTGCTTGGATAAGACCTTGAACAGTAGCCGCCCATGTAGCCGCCGCATTAACTTCTTTAGGTGAAAAAGGGCCGAAGCACTTTACGCCAATATCGGTTAATGATGCCAAATGTCATCACCTCAAGAGCGACGACCAATTGCCAAGAAAGTTCCAGCGATTAGAGGGTGTGCGGCTAAACCGGAAGCAATGTTTAGAGTTGTCCCGTTTACACTGCAATGTGGATTCAAGAAAACATCCTGTACATCACCTGCACCACCTGTGTCTGTAATTGACAAAGGTGCGAGTGAACCTGTAAAGTTGGCAAAAGCCATATCAATACTTGCGAACTGTGAACTTAAATCAACTGCGAGTACACCTGTATCACCAGCAGTAAAACTACCAGTTACTATTAGTCTGTCTCCAAATACGGTTGGTCGGGGGTCAATTGTTGCTGTGCTTGCGGCCATTATTCTTCATCTCCTGTTGTTTTTGTGGTGTCTTCGACTTGACTTAAAGTTTCCTCAACGGGTGTGGGATTCAAATATTCTTCTACAAGTTTAAGTCCGGCTGTCTTCGTGAGATAGCCACTACCTGTAGAGATATTTTTATCCTTCAACCATGCGATAATGTTTTTCCGACTCCACCCTATATCGGGTATGCCGTCATTTCCTGCGTCTGTGGTAACTTCATCACCTTCAATTAAGAAGTGAGAAGCAGGTAGTGTATGTCGCCATTCATTGAGCCATTGTTGCTCAACTTCAACAACTTCACCACGAGTCCACATACCCATTGTATGTCGCATTGGTCGTTCAAAGAACGGTCCCAAAAAGGTAACAGTAGGCAAGTAGCCCACCTCAACCGACAATTGCGGTAAGTAGGACAACATCTGTTGCCCCACCGGTTGTATATGCGATTGTACCCGATTCGTGTGCAACAACGGTAGCCGCCGCCAACAAGGATTCGTCAGTGTCGGTATCGTTGACAAGGGATAGCAAAGCGTAAACCTTGCTTAGTCCACTGTCGTATGCGTTCACATCAAAAGTGTGCGCTGTTCCTGTGTCTCCCGTCAAGAGAACGGAAACAAGTCTTAGACCGGAAACGGGTTTGTTACTGCTTGAGTTTACCGCTTGGAAGCCGGTAAGTGCGCCGGGGTAAGTCCCTGCGGCGGCTGTGCCGGATTGCCATGCTGTGTTGTCTCCAACAGTTCCATCTGCGTTAGGAACTTTTTGAGGTGCGCCGGGTGTGTTACCACCAATTGCAATGTCCAAATATGTTGTCGTTACTGTCAAATTACTGTGTGCCATTTATTATTCACTCCATTTTTTATTTTTTTCTCAATCACCATCACTTTAGGTCACGGATTGAAGCGTGTCCTCCGAAGAAAGTAGTCCATAGTTCTCCCATAGTTCGATACATTCCTTCTTGTCCAAGACGGTTGATTGCGAATGGGTCGCCGGTTTCGATACCGGACTCAAAGTATTGCGTTGGGATAGCAGTAGAGAAGTAGAGGTAATCCGTGTCGAGGAAATACATACGGCTCAATGTGTCTGCTTGAACATCCTTAGATGGGATGATAGGAACACCGTTGTAAGTCGCAACGATAAATCCTGCTTCAATTCCCGGTACACCCTTAACACCGTTGTAGGTAGGGGTGATACGCTTTTCCTCCATGAATCGCTGTTGCGATTGGAGAAGTTGTTGAAGTCGCATCAAGGTGTCATATCCAGTGAGGATAACCTTTGGATTGCCACCACGAGTCCAGCACTTTTGGAAGATAG